GGATTTTTAGATTCGGGTTGTTTTTCACATGTATTCTCCGCTTTTTGAACGGGTTGTTGTGCGGCCATCATTGGTGCTTGCATTTGCATTTGTGCCATTCTTGGATCGGCGCCCATCATTGGTGGTTCAAGTGGTTCCTCTACTTGACTCATAATATCGGAAATTGATGTAGAATCCATTGTCTGTTTATTTTCACTCACATTTTTTTCGGGGGGTATATTCGGCACAAAAGATGTCCCTTGGTTATTATTTAGAGATACCATACCATCACCGTTATCTGAAAGGTTCATTGTTCTAACGTCTGTTGCCATTTATATGTACAAAGTTTTTTTCGTTTTAGATGATTACGCATCGTCGCCCTGAAGAGTATAGTTTGGATATAAACACCCAAATGTTTTTATTATTCTGGGTAAATCATTCAATTTATCGTAATCAGACATATCGTTATCTATATAAATAGTTTTTGTATGGTGACATACATCCACTAATACTCTATATCCTTCGTCTGAATCATCTGGTGTTACTGTTACTGATTTTGTTTTTGGTTCATTATTATCGGGAAATAAAAAGTTAATAGTTTCATGTGTTGGTACAAAAGGTGGTGCGATTGATGGTAAAGAAGTTATTCGTCTAACGAAATTTCTTATCATTTTCTTTTGGTAACTTTAAATGGTGTGTTTCTTTTAACTGAATTTGGGTCACCAACCTTCATGTTACCATGTTTCGGATTAAACATCTTTTTATGTGTTTGCCAATACTCTGGTGCACCAACTCTAAAATTTTTGCGAAGGGTTGCTTTATACCAAAAGACACAATCTTCTATTTTATTACTTTTAGACGTATTATCCAATACCAAACATTCGTAATTTTCCGTACACGAATCCATAACTTTATTAAACATCTCAAAAGATGGAAAAATACCAAAAAAGTTTTTAAACAATTTTTCCCTATTTTGAATAATATTTTCACGTAAAATGAAAATGTAATCTATATTTGCCCTGAGTGCAGGTGGTAGATCCATACAATACTGCATGGTTAACATGAAAAATATCTTCCAATGTCGTCCATTCATAAAGCATTGACGAATACACGTATCTTTCATAAACTTAGAATCATACATACAGTCATCTAAAAGAAGAAAAGCCCCACAATTTCGTTTACCCGCACCAACTAATCTTTTTTGTCTATCCATTACACGTTCAATAGCTTCTCTATCGTAATCACCATATATGAAAAGATCAGGTATATATTGCTGATAATAATGATTACCTTCTTCTGTTGCTGATAAAACAATTCCAGCTGGTAAATGTTTTTTATGATACAAAATATCTGTAACCAGTGTTGATTTACCTGTATTCCGTTTACCTATAAAAACACAGACTTTGTCATCTGCCATTTTTTCAGGTTTGAATTTTCTCAACTGAAGATTCATCTACAGTATCGTACCGTTTTAATTCATAAAATTTTACTCACATAGAGTAAGAATGGCTGGTCGAATAAACCTTGCTGTCACAGGATTTCAGGACCAATGGTTTACCGGTGAACCCGAATTTTCGTATTTCCTGATGAATTTCAGAAGACATACTAAGTTTTCGATTGAGGCTGTAGAAACACCATTTGATGGAGATGTTGATTACGACGCGATTGTAGAATGTCGTATCCCTCAAAATAAAGGAGATCTCATTCGAAGTACAATGCTTAAATTTACTTTACCTAAACCAACGACAAGTAATCAAGCGTTTGCAGTGACTGCCGCCGATGGTAAATACTTTATAGACGGTGTTCAACAGGCAACATTGACTTTATACGAAGGTGCAACGTATACTTTTAATGTGAACGCATCTGGTCACCCGTTTTATCTATCTGAAACTATTAATGGTACCCTTAATGGTGGTTCTGCGTATGAAACTGGTGTGACTGGTGGTGGTGCACAAGTTGGTACTGTTACATTCGTTGTACCAAGAAACGCACCTTCCACGTTATACTATTACTGTTCTGCACATTCAAATATGGGTGGACAAATAAACGTGAAAACGCTTCGGTACCGTGAATCTATAGGTGCACAGGTAATAGATTACGCTGATCTTGTTATTGGTGGACAAACTATAGAAAGAATAACGGGTGATTACATTTACATGTATGATCAAATACACAGTAACAAAGATGATATTGATCAAACACTCTACTTCTTAACGGGACACGGTAATTATATAGACGTTACATACAATTGGGATTATAATGTATTTTTACCCTTTTATTTCTTTAGAAACCCAAGTTTAGCTATACCCGTGTGTGCTCTAACAAAACAACAAGTAGAAGTACATATAAAATTTAAAAAACTCAAGGATGTAACCGTATCATATACAAGAACAGGTGGTGCACTATCAGATCCACCTTCAGTTGTCTCTTCATCTATAAAAGAAGTTTCACTTGTAACAGATTTCTTTTTTATTACCGATGATGAAAAGAGTTTTCTACTTACACGTCCTATAGAATATGTTATAACTCAAGTACAAATGTCCCAATTTAAATTTGATGCCGGTGTATCAAAAAAAGCTGGTATGCTTAACTTTAAAAACCCGGTCAAAGAAATGTTTTTTGTGGCTGTTAGTGATGACGTGTATAAATACGAACCATTAAAACAAGTTACCATGAAGTTTAATAATAACATAATCATTGATGCCGATAATTTAATGTTAAGTTATGAACAACCATTAAAGTATTATACTGGAACAACTGGTAATAACTTCGGTGTATATAGTTTCTCCTTGAAACCAGAAACATATTACCCGACCGGTCAAGTTAATATGAGTAGAATAGCCCACAATTTGATAGAAATTGAACTGGATTCACCAGACGCTAGTTTTGGACACAAAGTTTACGTATATGCTGTAAACTATAACGTCTTACGAATACATAGCGGACTTGGAGGTTTAAAATTTTAGTCAGTTATACTAGTAATGGCTGGTCGTGTTCAAATACAAACATCCGGTCCACAGGACGCCTTTTTTACAGACGACCCCGAATATACATATTTCATAAAGAATTTTCAAAAACATAGCAATTTTGCACCATTCTTTGTTGATTTAGACGTTGATGGTGATGTAGAGTTTGGTAATACTGTGAAATGTACCATTCCCCAAAACCAAGGTGATCTTCTTAAAACCGTGAGCATGAAAGTTGAATTGAGTGCTATAGATCAAAGTCTTAAGAGCTCTATAACAGATGGAACTGGTATAGGGTATAATGAATCAATAGGTCACCATATGATTGAACACGTGGAACTGCTAATAGGTGGTAAAGTTATTCAAAGACTTACGAGTGATTTTATACACATTTATTCTGAACAATACATAACACAAACAAAGCAACATAACCTAGATAAACTTATTGGTAAACCACCTTTAGAACTTTCTGGATCTGAGGCCATGTCAACTACTTTGGGACATTATCTTGGTAATGCTACATCCGATACAAAGTATTTCATCGATATACCCTTTTATTTTTATAATAACCCTGAACTTGCTATACCACTCTGTGCTATAACAGAACAGGAAGTTGAAATTGTTATAAAACTTCGTGACGTTGATCAATGTATTCATGCAACAAGAAGTGGTGCATCGGTTTACACAGATTATATACACTATACAGGTTTAAAACCTAAAAACTTAATAAAAAGTTTAAAATTAAATGTCGAAATGTTGTCTATAGACGAAGAAGAAAAACAGATGTTATTGAGTAAAAAAATAGATTATATCATTACACAAGTTCAGGAAAGTACAGAACAAATTTCACAAAGTCCTAGTATCGATCCAGTTGTTGTAAAACATAAACTTAATTTTAAAAACCCAATCAAGGAACTTTACTTTATAATACAGGAAATTAGAAATAGTGCAGTTAGTTTACACTTCGTAACTCCTCTTAATTACGATCACGATTCCCAGATATTAGATAGCGAATATATATCTTACGAACATTTACGAAACCTTGAAATTAAATTAGACGATTCTACTGTTTTAAACCAGCAAACCGGAAACGTTATAAATTTACGAGCAGTTCAAAGTGGTATACACCATTCAAGAACACAATTATTCAAGCGATTCTATTCGTATAGTTTTGCTCTCGAACCAGAGCGGTGGTATCCAACAGGACAGGTAAATTTTAGTTTAATTAAAGAACAAATATTAACATTAACCCTGAATAGTCAGGAAGATCGTAAAAGAGAACTTAGAGTTTTAGGGCTAAGTTATAACATACTCCGTGTAGAAAACGGAATAGCTAAAACTCTGTTTAACTTATAATGAATCAACGAGAAAAAGACGCAACCGAAAACTTAATTGAACAGGTCCAGGACTCTGCTATTAATATTATTCAACCCATATTTGAAAGGTCCATGGTTCTCGCAGCAGAATACGCAAAGGCGTGTGGTAGAGATATGTTAGTTGGTGAAGACTTGGAATATGCAATGAAATATTGTGCCATGAATGAAGTTGGTAAGAAAATGGGTACATATTTCCCAGAAATATACGAAGAATCTTCAGATGAAGATGAAGACGATATTGAAATTGAAGACGAAGAAATTCCTTTTACGCGATACACAGGGCGTGAATATAAGTTCGTCAAAATGAATATGGCATATGATAATTGGAATACATGGGAACCAAAAAATCCGTCAGAATTATTGTTAAAAAATGCTATAGATAGT